ACACCATAATTTTGAGTATCAGCATCATCTTTATTCTGAGCTACTCTGAAATAATCTTTCCATTCTTCTGTTGTAGTAAATCGTAGGTTTTTAACTGTGTAAGGAGCAGATTCTCCTGATACACCTACAGTAGTTAAAAGAAAATTATCCCAATCAATAGAACCATAATCAGTAGTTAAACTAGAGCTACTGCTTTTTAATAAATACCATCTGGTTCCTGCTACTGTTTCTATGTATACATTTCCATACATAGGATCAGTTGCACCGCTAAGTGCAGTCGCAAGGAAAGGCCATTGAGGTTCTTCATTTACAATATCAAGATAAGCTCTATTAATACTATCTTTAACATGAGCCTGAATACCTATAGCAGATGAAAAAGTAGAACTGGTTAAAGAAACTTCATTTAGTTCTCTAAGTAATTCATTTGATAAGTTTAAATAAGTTTCAGCCATGACTATTTCTTATGAGTTTTTTGAATAGGAAAGTTTACAAACTTACTTGAGCCTTTATGAGGTTTATAACCATCTTTAGGATCTTTCATTAATTTATAGCCTTTCTTTTGTTTCATCCAATGATAGCCTTTAGGTGCTTCTACTTTCATTTAGAGACTTTTATTCTGACTTCAAGTGCATGTTCTTTTTCACCATATCCAGTAGCTACTGCCAGTACATTACTTTTAGTAGCACAATGGCGTTCAAGTTCCTGAATATCTGAATAAGAAGTTTGTGAATTATAAGTATCTGTATTTTCAGCCATCTATTTTACCTTCTTTCACTTTTGATTTATCAGACCTAAAAATTCTGTCATAGTTATCTGAGTATTTTTCACGATTTTCATTTTTAAGAAAACGGCCTCTTATTTTAGAAGTTCGTCTTGCACTCATCCTTATAGGATCTTTTTCACTTCCTAATTGAGGCATATTCTATCCTTATTAAAATGGGGAGCTGCCGAAACAACCCCCCATGTTTTAATATTAGTCGATGCCGTAAAAGGCAGAAACTAATGCTTCACCACGCAACACTTTGGCTCCGTAGACATGAAGTCCACGAACAATATCTCCAAAGCTGTCAGGATCACGAATTACTTCAGTGCTAGTAATCGTCTGAGCTGTTGCAGTAGATGAAATATGTCCAGCAATAACCTTACCTGCTGCATTAGAAGTATCAGCAATGTTATTACTCTTATACATATTAAATCCACGCAATAGACCAGAAGATACCAGACCATTCCGTATCGAACCTTGACCAGCGTTATAGTCTACAGAAAGTAGCTTGGAAGAACTTGAAGCCAGGACTTCATAGAAGTCAGGACCAGCAAGGAACCATCTACCTTCTTCAGGTACATTTTGCTCATCTAGCAAACGAGACATGCGACCCATAACATCGATAGGATCATGCTCTGAAGAGTCAAATCCAATATCTAAGTTACCAGTACCATCAAAAGTACCAGCCGCAAGGTCAGTTGCATTGTCAGAACCTAATACATGATTAGGACTTGACGAAGATACACCTGAAAACATAGCTGCAATTACACCTTCATCAAAGGCATCACGCAAAGCGTAGGCAGCAGATGATGTAGCAACATCACGAAAGTTTACATGAGACATATTAGTTTCAATATCATCAACAATAAACTTGAATGCGTTTGCAGTATCTACGATTAAACTAACTTCAGCGTCAGTCAACTTAGTCTGCGTTACATCCTGCCCTCTCTCATACTGATACACAGTGATTGCGGGTTCTTTAATTATTCTTACTGTGTCGCCATATCCAGCAATTTCGCCAGCATAATCTGTATTGGTTATAGCTTCAGCTACAGATGCTTTACGAAAAAAGTTTAGAACCTGCTTGGAATAGACCTTGGGTAAGAAAAACGAATTGTTTTGATTAGCTACAGAATTACCAAAGTTAGCATTGGTATCTGTACTAGGCTCAAACAAAGCGTCTGATTGGTTATAAGCCATTTTATATTTCTCCTAAGAAAAGAATTTATCCTTTACGAACTCTTCCCTCATCAATAGCTTGTCGAATTTCTTCTTCATGCTTATCAAACTGATCAAGGGACATTTTCGCAATTTCAGTTTCTGTCCAAATCTTTGCTTGTTGTGGTTCTACATTGGTTGTTTTAGTAGAAACCATATCAGCAGCAGATATTTCAGACTGCGGTGCAGAGTTTGAACGTCTTTTTGGAGAGCTTTGTCCTTTCCCAGATTCCATTTTATAAAGATCAATAGCTTTTGATGCTAATTGAACATTATCAGGATTACGATAAATCCAATCTTGTATTTGATCAGGTTGATCTTCAGCCCATGTATGAAAATCATCAGAACCACGAATGTCATCATAGTCAGGATGATTTTGTTTCATTGCCTGTTCAGCTTCACGCATTGCAAGTTCTCGTTCTCGCTGCTCAATAGCAGAAAGGCGAGGTTGCAAATTCTCTACCTGTTCAGATGCAATATTATGCGCTACAGATTCAACTGTTTCATACAAATCAGGATTAGCTTCTCTAAACTCTTGAAGTTCTTCTTGAGATTTAGGAGCTTCGTATTTAGGTTGAGATTCTTGCATTTGAGTTTGTAAATCCAACTCTCTTTGCTTGAACTCGCCCATTTTCTGATCGTAATGTTTCTTTAGATCATCGTATCTCTTTTTATAATTATGGTTAGTAGTAGAAGTATCTTCTTCAGGGGCCGACTTTCTTTTTTGTCGGGTAGCCTTTTCAGGTTTAGGAACTTCATCATCATAATACAATTCATCAGCTTGAGGCATACGTTTACCATCTGCCTTGTGCCAAGGTTTTTTCATATTATAAGGATTAGATTCCCTTTCTTCTTCTATCATTTCTGTTTCAGACATTACTCTTTCCTTTTCTAAGGGGCTTGTTTTCTTGCAAGGTAGCCAATTCTAAACGTCTAAAGAATTCGGGGCTTGTCTTATACAAGGTAGCCTTATTTTAATTTCCACCTAATAAACTAGGAGCACGATTAGCTCTCAACATATTTTTCTTTATTTCATCTTGAGCTATTTTTTCATAATCAAGAGGATTTTCATCCTTTTGCTTATACATTAACATGCCACCTTCTTTTTTAGGTGATCTCATCATGCCACCATCATAGGCACGTTCAGCATCATCCATCATTTCTTGGAGATTGTCTGCACCCATTTGATCGGTAGCTTTTTTGGTGAATACAAACTCGCCATCTGACAATCTGGCAGGTATTGAGTCTGATACACCTGTTCCTGGTCCTTCAACTTCTCCAGAACCAGTAAACTCAGAAGCAGTCGTAATCACCTTGTCAAATATCTGACTTAGTTTTGGATCTGTTTCTAAAGCGTTCATCAAGTAACTCTGTTCTTCATCATCCAGAGATTGATCAAGAACAAAGTCCATGTATTTATCTTCCATTTCTGCATCAGGTAATTGTGATGCTTCAGCTTCTGCCATTTCTTCAGGAGGTATATTAGGATAAGTATCTTCAGGCATATCTGATTCCATCTCTGGTGGAACCATTAATGATCCTTCCTCTGTAGTTATAGGAGAACTAGTTTCTTCTATTACTTCCTCTTTTATTTCTTTACCTTCAGCATAATTTTTTCTTAATAGTGAACCTTTGTTACTCATTATCCTCACTCCTGTTCTTAGCTTCGTTCACGCTATCCTTCAACTGCTCTAGGCGTACCAGCAAATTCACCTTCCCCTGGCTGCGGTATATTTCCTGTTCCGATGTTGCCCCCACCAGTACCTGTAACTCCAAGTCCTTGAGCTTCTGGAGGTAATCCTTCAGGGGTTCCCATAGCTCCTTGTTGTTGGTTATTGGGGCCAGCTTCTTCGCCAGTTGCTTGTCCAGCATTTTGCATTCCTATTATTCTTGCCATAATTGCTGCTTCATCAGGATCATTCATTAACTCATCAGGATCTAATTCAAGACTGACTGCCAATTCACTGATTAGTTTATTAACTTTAATGAAAGGAGCTACAGCAGGGTTTTGTATAGTTTGTAAGAAAGTAGTGAGTCTTTGACTTCTTACTTCTTTTTGCATCAAGCTACTTGTGCCTGTCGCTTTAACTTCAAGATCTCCTTTGACATCCAATTTATCATTAAGAAATTGCATGTTCCATTGAAAGTAAGCTTCTCCAATAGGTTTAAGAAGAAAATCATCAAGATTCTTTATGACTGTTTTAATATTCAAACTAGCTGCACCTAGTAACATTGACATCCCTGAAGCTGTACGAGTCATACTCTGTACGCCTGTCATGCCATGTGAGTAACTAGGTATTCCTGTTTGTTCATCTGCAAGCTGTCTGAACTTATCAAACATCATCATGTTTTCAGTAGAAGTGTTAGGAAACTTTAATCCATTAATTGCCTGACCTGGAACTCCAGCTTGTCGTCTGAATATTTTACCAGGATAGATTTCCATATTCTGTCCACCAACAAGAGCTGATTCATCTACATCAAAAACCAATGAACCAGAAAGAGCCAGATTATCTATTGCCATACGAGCATGACCATTCATAATCTTTTGAGAGTCATCCATATTTTCAGCTACTCCTATACCAAAGAAGCTGTAAGGATTTCTTTCATAAGGAAATGCGTGATAAGGAATTCTAAAAGGTGTAAATGGGTTTACAACTGATCTTAGTAATTTACCATTACACATCCATGCATTGATCTGTACTTCATCAAGATCATCAACATTCTCATCTATTTCCATTCCTATCTGTCGAGCATATTCAGCATCCATGACACCCCAATACTCTATAACTTCATACTGTCCTGCCCCATAAGTTTCAGATCTTGAATCATCTTTTAATGATGACTCATAATCTTTTTCTTCATAATTAGGTCCAGCAGCAAGAGCTTCACGAATTGCATCTCTATTAAAATAAGGCATGTTCGCAAGTGAACGCAATTTTGTTCTATTCATCTTATGACGATGAAAAGCATATTCACATTCATTCATGTTTGTTGCATTAGGATCAGGAAAGAAATCCCAGATAGAAACAAATTCTATACGAGGCACTCTTACATTAAGAGGGCTGTATACTCTGTTTCCTTCTTCATCTTCTTCCCATTTATTTAATGTCTTATTAAAATTAAATGGTCCTTTAACAATACCTGTACCAAACAATGCTGATTCAAATAAAGCATTTCTTATTTCACTTGATCCATTTGATTCTTCAATCTGATCATGGATAAGTTTTTCCATGCGTCTTGAAGATTCTTCTGCAGGAGAAACTCTGAATGCTGTAGGGTCTAAAGAAGGACCATCTACTAATTCATTTTCAAGTGCTTTATCAAGTGGCACAACATCAAACTTACCACTATCAAATGTTGCTCCTGGTTTAAGAGTTTTACCATCTCCTTCATAACCTACATCAAAAGGATTTTCATCTTCTTCAGTAGTACCGCCTTCTCTAGGAATAGAAGTTTCAAGCCCAGGAATAGGAGTATCGTTATCAAGATGGGCATGTGTTGCAATGCCTTCTGGCATTTTTGTTGCTGAAATACCAATAGGAAACTTGTTAGCTCCAAATATAACATCAACTAATTGTCCAAAGGCTGCAAGAACTTTTGTCTTGGTAACTTTAACAAAGACTCTTGATTTTTCAGACTCTCTGAATCTAATATCTTTGTTATACATTCCTCGATAATTTTGATACGCAGTTATCCAACGACTTTCATCATTATCTCTGGAAGCAACAGAGCGAACATATCTATCAGTCAATAACGAAACAAGATTCTGTTTAAGGTTTTCTTCAAGCGAAAGTTCAAGACCTTGCTCATTTTCTACCTTATCAAAATAAAGCTCATTTGCTGTTAAATTCTTTTCGTCTTCAGCCATGAATTATTCTCGTCTAATCAAAGAGACTAGCCCAAGTGGGCCGTACTTGAGCTAGTCAGGAGTATGCCGAAAAATAAATTCCCGACATGAGACAAAACAAGGTTCTTATTGATCAGGTGTAGCACCAAGATGCAAGAACTCAACAAGATAAGTAACAGTCGTTGCAGCAGTTGCAAGATCATTAGCCAAAGGCTTCAAACGAGCATAAAGAGTTCTTGCTGATGCTGAATACAAGGTTGCTGCAATAACAATTGCTTCACTTGTTGCAGGACCGCCTACAACACCAGCAGTTGTTGATGTGCTTACAAACTGGTTAGCTGCGTGTCCATGTGAATTCTGAATAATGTAAAGTGGTGCGTTAGCTGCCCAAGTTACTGCAGAACCACCATCATCAAGGATAGCTTCCTCATCAATAATTTGTCCACCGCCAGCAGCAGTACCTAAATCAAAATCTACATCATCACCTGATGCTCCGGCAGTAACAATGTTACCAGCAGGAATAGCAATAAGATTTTTAATAATAGTATCTGCAGGTTGTGTAAAACTTACATCATACGTTGCATCAGCAGTCACAGCGATTGTGCCTGTAGTTACAGAAGTCCATGAAGTCAGAAGATTGTCTGCAATCTCACGAACATCAGTTGTTCTTGCTGAGTTCCTTCCTGTGTCTCTTACGTTATAAACTGGATTAGCCATTTTTGTCTTGTCTCCTCCCTATGGGGATATTTAAAATTTTCTGTATTGTTTAAATCTTATTACCAGAGGTAGCTTATATAAACTATTATTTAGAATAATACAATAAATATTATTTACAACTAATATCCAAAAATATTATCTGCAGGAGTATAAGCCTGTTCTAATCTTAAATGCCTAAGTTGAGATACAGGATCATTAACTCTTGGTCTGGACATAATCAGATATCTTAAAGCATCGTAAGCGTGGTCCTGTGCTTTGGTGTCTACATCTTCAGGATTAGACTGATCAAGAGGAATACTTTGTAATTCTCTTATTAAATTCGGACAGGTATTAAATATCTGTATTTTTGGTCTGCCGCTTGCCTGTATACGCAGATACTCATGTATCTGTATTTTCCCTTGAATTCTGTTTTTATCAGATCTTCTTAGCTTGTGTCCCTGTTTAACCAGAGTCTCTCCTACAGTAGGACCAGTAGTCCCTGTTCTGTTCCATGCAGCAGTATCAAGAACACCTGGAACTGAAAAAGGATCTTGCATTTCCATTTCTGTAATTGCATACCCAAGATCCTGTCCTGTTAGTCCTTTTTGATATAATTCCCTATATACAATAAGTGTGCCATCAGTAGAATCGACTGTAGCCCATATACAGGCAGACTCACTGGCATAGCCATAGTCAATGCCTTTTGCTCTTTCCCAATTGAAAGGAATCTGAAAAGGAGGGATAACATGTATGTCAATATTGAATTCTGTAAATGCTGCTCCCTCATTAACATCCCAATTACCCTCTAACAGTTGTTTACGCTGTGTAGGAGGCAAGGCTTTAAGCATCTGTTCATAACGACCATCTTCTGCTAAATAAGGATTATCTTCTAATCTGGCAGGGATAAACTTTCTTGTTAGTCCATCAGCCCCTTCAAAGCTAGTATCAGGTATACAGGGATCAATATATCTTTTCTTTACCCAATGTGCTCCTACACCGCCAGGGTTGGCAGTACA